TCTCCAGTAGGATTAATAGAAATGATTTACACTCCTCTTTCAAAAAGCTTTTGCTCTTTTCCTATAAACATCAGCCGCTAATATATTTTCCAACTTAAACATTCTTCTTTGCTTCTTATAATGACAATAACACACAAGATGAGTTTCATTTACTTTAATTACACTAACGTACCTTTGTGACATTTTCCCTTCATCTGTCAAATAAACGATTTGCACCTTTTCTTTCGACTGAGCTGCCCTTTGCAAAAGTCCCTTCATATATTTCTTCTCCTCTCAACACTCGTAATGTTCTTGGTTTAGATTCAACCCAATCGACATAACCCTTTTTTCTCAATTTAACTAAATGCCCATGCGTAGTAGATGTGGATTTATGGTTAAGTAAATCGGCTAATTCTCTAGTGGTCGGAGCATACTTGTTTTTAATTACATATTCATTAATTTTCACTATTACATTTCTTTGCTTGTTGGTTAATTCATTCATAGTATGTTCACCTCACACTCATTATATACGAACATTAGTTCCTAATCAACTTGAAATAAGAACAAATGTTTGTATATAATATGAGTGAGGTGATCACATGGAAAAATTACAAAGAGGCAATAAATTGTGGGAAATGAAGTTTGTGCTTCCAGAACACACTGCTGCTCTGAAACAATGGCGGGAAGCACAAGACAAAATATCTAAGCCTACACTGGATGAACAGGAACTAATGGAGATTGGTCATGTGGTCATGGATAGCCTTAAGCACGAGTTAGAAGTTAATGTGATTTATTGGGAAGATGGGGACTTTTGTGAGGTCGTTGGTGTAGTGGAGCGGGTGGATCGATACGAGAAATATATAAAATTGCGTACAGAGGATGATATTTTAACGATTAAGGTTGATTGTTTGATGAGTGTTGAAAGAGTATAAAATAGTAGTGAAGCCCCTAAGGTAAAAATCAGGGGCTTCTTCGATCAGAATTTTTATTTTGCTCCTTTTCATTATCAATTACTTCTTTAATACTTTTTAATATCTGTTCTTTTAATTCTGTATCTTCTTTCTTTTCGAAATCCCCTAAGTCTTTATCAGTATTAAACAAATCATTATACGTGGCCATTAACACAATATAACGCCTCCTTTTAAGAATTATTATTGTTAAAATATCTATAATTTAATTCTGGATTAAAGTAGTGCTTTCTTTTAATCCATATAAAGCCGTCAGTTTTAGATATAATTGCAACATCTATAGGACCGCCAACTGACTCAGTTTCCAGTGTCACTCTCTTTTTAAGCGATGCTAAGTTTAGCAATGTTTCTGCTACGACTCCCATTTCCTCCTTTGGCATTAACTGAACCGTATCAAGTATTGGCATGCTAAAATTTTTCCGCTGGTACGTTTGGACATTATTACTTATTTCCCTGTGGATTGAACTAGAGATGCCTTTTAGCTGATCTTTCATTTCCTCATTTAATTCTACTCCTAATTTTTCCTCTAAAACAGATGGGTATACGTTTTTTAATATATCGTAAACAGAACCTAAAATCTGATTTATTATACTTGAATCACTACCAGATAAAAAAGTGTGTACCATTTCCCTTTGAGCGAATGCTTTTATTGAAGCAGTTGGCGTTTCCGTAGTTACATGTGAACCTATCTTAACTGATGAATGCAACTTGTATTTTAATTTAGATAGAAAAATCCCTTCAAATTTATATTCATTTAATCTCGGAAATATTTCTTTAACTCCATATCCTGCTATTACTACCCCAGTTGATATACTTGAGAAAAAATCTTTTGCTAATAACGTTCCTAAAAGATTATTTAATAATATCCGCAAATCACTCGTTACTTCGATATAAATATTTTCATCAATTACATTATTCAACAAATCCTCTTTTTCCTCTAATAATGTTTCAATAAAACCTTTATTGAAGCCATCAATATATTTTACATTCCCTAATTTTTTTAAAGTAGAATTAGCTTCGCTATAGATTAATTCAGAAATTGTTTGGTCTGTTCTATGTTTTTCTTCAATTTGCCGTAACTTTTTATTAACCTGATTCAATATAATTGTTAGGTACGTTGATAATGTTTTATTTAACATAACATCATAAGGATAATTATCAATGAGTAAATCACTCGTTTTTATGTATTCCACAAAATCATTACAATAATCCTCTAAATAATCAAATGTTCTGTCTCCAAGATAACTTCTATACGATTTTATGATCGTTTCCCAAGGTACATTCATAAATTGTGCAGTACCATATATCATAATTCCTACTGGATTTTTTGTAGAAAGCGAAAATAGTTTATTAGCACTATTATATACTTTTTTATTTTCATTTACATCTCCTGAAATAGTTACTGCACTATCTGTAGCCAAAGCTATACCGTGCTTATTAAGAATTGCTATTTGAGCAGTCAATGAACTCACCTCAATAATTTAATTTTACTGAACCTATTCGACACAATCCCTCATTTCCCTTCTTAATTTTTACAATTTATCAAAATACAATAAAAGCCCCTCACACAAGTGAAGGGCTCTTTTCAATCATACGGACGGTACTTTTTGCGGAGCTCCTCAAGCTCTTTTTTCTTTCGTTCCACGGCTGAACGTAAAAACAGTTTTGGTTTTTCTTTTACCGCTCTCAACTTCCCATCCTTCTCCAACCGGTTTACACGTCGCGTTGTCAGTTCTAATATTTCCGCTGCTTCCGTCACAGATACCAATTCTTTTTCTAAGAAGTCAATAAGCTCCTTTTCATTAGAAAAATGATGCATGACTACCCCTTTCTCCAACTCTTCATGATCAAGACAATGCTCGTAATAATACCAGCAATGGTCAAAAGAGTCGTAAAGATATTACTGTAAAACGCCTGTGAAATGATCAAACCAAAAGTGACAATGATGGTACCAAAAGTTAGTCTCTTCATATTTTTATGCTAAACGTGTATAATAGAAATAGGGTGAGGGGCAAAGCCCCTCTTGTCTTAGTCTTTCTTGTCATCTTTGTCTAACCACTGCTTGGTTATCCAACTAACCGAAGCGATGTAGAAGATGACTCGAAGGACTTTTTCTATTTCGTCTAGCATGTTTTCCCCTCCTTTCCTTTGATCTATCTTTATTATACCATACCTAACCTCAAAGAGGAATAGTTTTGTTGTAAATAATTTCATTTTATTTATATGAATTTCATCCGATATATTAGTAAACATAGGCATCAAAGGATATAATTCCAGCAAAATTACAATAATAAAAGAAAAAGAAAAGAAGGTCTGAACATGAAAGAAAAAATAAGGCTGTTACTGGATTCTGATATTAAATCCTACATCATTAGTAAGGAGACAGGAATTCAGCAAAGTACCATTTCGAGGATGAGACAAGGAAAGATTAACATTGGAGGATTACATTAGATACAGCGTTAAAACTTGTTGAGTTTTATGATCTACATAAAGATAGTATTAAGCCCCCACAAGCGTGAGGGCTATTTTTTATTTACTTAATTGTTGCTGACGTATCTGGCCCAGCGTAAATGTTAACTTTACCAAAGTCTCTTGTCTGAATAGTATAAACGTGAGCTTGAGGATTATCTAAAATTTCATAGGACAATCCACCAAACTTAGCAGGGTTTAATCGTCCACTTTCATTACCTACCGTTGGAGCTTTGTCTAATGGATACACTCTCCATGACGCAGCACTACCAGGAAGATATAATGTCTTTGATTGTTTTTTAGATAAAGCTTTTTCAAGTGCAGAGAACGTTTGTGGTCCAGGTACGCCATCTACTTTAATACGTGCATCTTTTTGGAAAGCTCTTACTGCTTTTTCAGTAGCGTCACCAAACTTCCCATCAGCACCCCATCTACCTAAATCATATCCCAATGATATTAGCTCTTCTTGAAGTTCTTTTACAGCAACTCCACTATCACCTTTACGTAAAACATTAGATGAGGTCGAAGGAGTGAGATTTTTCTCCAAGTAATCAACAGGATTCACAGCATTTGACTTTTCAATGTTCCATCGTCCACGATGTAACTCAAAATGTAGATGCTGCCCAAAAGATCGACCAGTGTTGCCCATGATTCCAATTTGCTGACCCTTGCGAACGGTTTGTCCAACTGAAAAACCTCGTGATCCAGTACGCAAATGAGCATAGACCGTTTCCCACGTTTGTCCATTGACCTGATGCGTGATAAAAATAACCTCTCCATAACTCTCTGATACATATGATCGTGATACAGTGCCGTTTGCTACAGCAAAGATCGGTCGTGCTCCTGCTTCCGCAATATCGATACCGTGGTGATCCGGTCTGCTCGATGTTCTAAACCCACTCGTGATTCGTTTTGTGTCTGTCGGCCAAATAAATGTACTCATTATTGATCCTCCCCCTTCAATTTTTCATCCACATCTGATCCAATGACTTCTTTTTTAATTTCCTGTGTTAAGGTCGGACTCTTCTTCGATTCCATCACTTTCAATTTTTCAGCTAAAGTGGCTGGAACTAATACATCAATTTCAGCCATGTTTTCTAAAATGGATAATCCTTCATTTGCAATATAAAAAAGAACGGTTGCGTAAGTAATTGCACCGCCCATCCCTAATATTTGATCCACTACATTGGCCAAGATGATCACGACCAAAATCATTAACTTACGCGCATAACCAAAAAGACTTTTACGACTCCACAGATTACCTTTTTTAATGGCTTTAAAGACACCTGTTAAAATGTCTAATGCCATCAGCAAAAGTAGCAAATGTAAAAACTTCACATCTCCAAATAAGTACATTCTTACGACTTCTAAGTGTTCCAAGTTAATATTCATCAAAATTTCCATCTCCTTTAATATAAAAAGAGCTAGCACAAGTGCCAGCTCCGTTTTTTGACCAAAATAAAAAAGCCTTACTCGACTTCTGTTTCTTCCTCTATTTCTCCCTCAAAATCTTTATTGATTTCCTCTAATAAATGATCTTTCGCAATCTCCTCTAATTGGGCAATCGACTCGTTCCCCTCATATTCCTCTGCCGACAAAACGAGATTCCCACTCGCACTTACAGACCTATCACTATTCCTTGCTGCATAGGAAACCTGTACACTTACCATTTCCCCGTCACTATACCTCGTATTTACTGATCGGACTTCAAAGTTCATTGCGCGTCACTCTCCTCTTTCGTAGTTAAATCCTCAACTTGTTTCTCCAACTCCTCAGCATACTTAATCACCGCTTGTTTAGCAGCTTGTTCAGTAGCCAATTGAACCTCTAGGATAGCGATTTTGTTCGCAAGCTTGGCTTGTACCTCTTTAAAATCATAGTTTAATTGTTGTTTCATCAGAAAACCTCTCCTTTTTGAAATTATGGTGACCTCCAAAATCCTACTGCATAAACAAAAGTTGATAAGTTACTACTTCCGCTAATACTCGACCATTGACGTATAGAGACACTATTTGCTCCCGGAGTCCCTGCAACGTCCGCCCATCTTAAATTACTAGTCGTATGGGTACTTACTGCAATTGGAAAATTCGTATTAAACGACTGTGGAAAACTTACAAACTCTGTATCTGACCTAAATATATTTCCACTGGACACAGTTGCATTCATACTCACCGGATTACACCACACCTCTTGTTTACCGCTACTGTAACGTATCCACCTTCCGTCAGCGTTTGACCCTTGGCTAACGATTGATTCAACAGAACCTCCGTCAACTAAAACATCTCCTGTAAACTTCACACGAAAAGCATCTATTTCAAATTCCGGCACTTGCGGTGATGATTGAAAAGAAATTCCTGTCGCTCTGTAAGAAACAATTCCTTCTTGTACCCCCCCTGAAGAAATTCGTGCCATTTCAAGTCTAGCCTCACTCAACCACATATGCTCACCGCTATTGTCATTCGGATCAAAGTAGCTTGATGTAAACTCACTACCTGATATATTAACCCCGTTAATATCCCCTGCATTAATCGTACCGAGATCCCCCGTGATATCCGATAACACCGACACAGCACCCACCAATTCAATGTTTTCGGCTTGTATCCGAGCGGTGGTCGACGTAAGGTTGATACGTCCGATGATTTCGTTTCCGTTGAAGTCATCTTCTGATACTTTTAGGTCTATCTCAGTCGCTAGTTGGGTGATTTCTGACTCTGCGTTTGTCACGCGCAAACCAACGGATTCTTGGTAAGTGACGGAACCAACTACTATTCCATCGTATCCATTGCCTGTTTCGTCAATTAGAAGGTTGCCAGAATCGTTCATCTTTCTCCATAACCCAAGCATGTTCGAAGGAATGGCAGTAAAAGACCTATTCATATTCGAAATTACTTCCTCTTGAGAAAGTGCACTACTCCATAACCTAAACTCCCCCACTTTTCCTCTTAATGTCCTGTTACTATTTCTTCCAAACATTAAAGTCTCATAATCCAAACTGATAGATGATTGACCACTAGTTGATCTAATTAATACTCCATTTAGATAAACATTCCAGCCATTTGAACCTTCTTTAGTACTAACTGTTAGCAAGTGCCAATCTGTCAAATCAAAGTTAAACTCATCATAATAAATTGGACCTATTCTGTTTGTTCTAAACGTATTAAGATAGATTCTGCTATTACTGTATGGGTATAAATTTCCGTTTGAGTCGTTATGTCCGGTAAATGACCATAATCCAGCATTGCCAGTTGAAGGACTATTGCTATCTAATTTTATCCACGCTTCGATGGTTGCTTCATCTGAATTACCAAGAGCATCTCTTAAACTATTGGGTAGCTCCACCATCCCACCGGAAAATATTAAGTGTCCTATTGACTCAAATCTCGATTCACCACTACCAGCATTTACAGTTGACAAACTATCTACAAACTCCGTTTTCGTCACCCTCAATTCAATCTGTTCCGCTTGCTGACTAATACTACTCTCGGCCGTCGAAACTCTACTTTCTACAGCATCTAACTCTGTTCTAGTAGCTCTTGACTCAATCGCCTCAGCGTTTTGGATAATCTCCGTTTCAGCGTGGGACATACGATACTCTATATCCTCTGGAGCTGGTGTCCAGTCTAATGGAGGTTTTACATTCCCTCTATAGAGACAAATCCAATCAACATTCCAAGGACTAGGTGCGCTATTAGGTGCACAATACACCCTAACTGACCTCCTCCCTGCTTCTGTGGTTTCAACTGACACAAAACTCGCTACCCAATAGTTTGTCCCCTCAACCCTTTCAAATGTCGACCTCGCATTACTTCCTCCATTTTGCCAAATTCTAAAAGTTGGAGGTTCTTCGCAATCACCTTCCAAAACCATTGTGTAGGTTTCACCTGTTATAAAATCTTCTGATAAAGACCATTGTCCCACCAGATAGTCAGTTCCCTCTATCGGAACTCCGGAATTTAATAACAAGTTTCTTGCACCAATTTGCAAATTATTAAACTCCGTCCGAGTCACTCTCTGACTAATCTCGTCAGCCATAATAATCATTTGCGCTGAGTGATCGCTTACCGTATCCGCTACAGCATCAAGGTCCGTTTGATTCGCTTTAAATCCAATCGCTTCCTCGTTTTGAGCAATCAACGTATTATGGTTGCTTAGTGTTTGCACCACACCATCCATATCCGTCTCGTACTCGATGATACCAACATAGTTTAATAGACGTGTATCGACCTCCTCGATCGTGTACACGTCACCTACATTTGCCTTATCGACTAGTTGACCGTCCACATACTCGATCGTAGTCCGATCGGCTAGATCATCAGCAATCTCTTGCATTTTATTGTCGTAGGCTTCTTGAGAGACAGCATAAATCATCGCATCCAGTAACGCTTCTGCTGATCGATCTTCTGCATATATCTTCGCATTATTCTCCGCATCGATGGCTACAATGTCCGCATGATCCTTAGCGTCAACACCAATCAACTCGGCAAATGTTTTTCCTTCTTCAAAAACGTACTCGTCCTTATTATCAATCGTGATCTTATCGTACGTATACTCGATTAAATCTACGATACTGACTTTACGTCGTATTTCAGCCTGAAGCTGTTGCCAAATCGCTTGCACTTCTTCTTCGGTATATTCGATAAAATCACCAAGCTCGACTCGTTTTTGCGATTGATCGATGATATTGCGCTCTTGGGTGTGGACGCGAGCTTCTAAATAAAGCGGAGGATTAAACTTTGTGTCCTTGATCTTAATCGTGTCACCAAAGCGTATCTTTTTGTTAGCTAAACCGGGTACATGTTCTAGATCAGCAATATCAACCTCGTACTCCACCACCTCATTAATACGCTTGTTAAGCTCGGTGCGAGTGTACTGTATCAACTCTTCCTCTGTCATTTCCATACGATCTGATTGAGCTCATACACATCTATTAAATGCTGCAATTCGCCTTGCTCATTCGGACGCCCCCAACGTTGCAGAGCTTCCTCATCTTCAACTAAAACTTCTAGTCGTGTACCGTCTTCATCTGCTGGACCAATACCTCGCAAAGCTGTGTAGATATTATCCGTCTTTTCTATCCGTCGAATACCTTGCAAGTCCTTACCAAGCTCAACCTCACGCCCCTGCCACTGCCCAACACGTTCGAGCAAGTCTACATAACGACCGGTTACTCGATTACCATTTGTCTCGACTCTAAAGCGTAGCTCTAAATCAAACTCATTAGCAACTCGTTTTAAAAATGCGTAAGGATTTGTGTGAGATTCAATGATCAATGTACGGTAGCCACTTCCCTCGACAATACCAGGTCGCCACTCTGTCCCGTTTAACGCCCAACCTAGATACATCGACGGTGTATATTCCGACAGTGTTTGAGGATCAATGACCTTTGCTTTTTTCAGCAATAGATATGTTGCTGATGCATAGACTTCTGCCTCTAATCCATCCGCATTCCGTCGTTTAATCGACTCGTTAATGACAAACTCTTTATACCCTTCATCCTCAGCAGGAATAATCACACGGTTGTGCTTGCCTAAATACTCACTAAAAGATTGATCTGCAAATGTTGTAAACTCAAACGTTTCTAGCGTATCTTTTAACGATTGACGGTGCGTATTATCAATGATGTGTCTAGGTGTAATAACTCCAATTATGTTATCTTGTTGCCCATCTGTAATGTGGATCAATGGCACCAACTCCTTTCTGGTAGGATTTTCCCTTTTTCTGTCGAATAGTGACTGTAGGAGGGAGGTGAATACATATGTCTAAATTAGATCCTAAACCTCAAAATAAAGGTTCTTTATATTCTTGGAAAGAGTTAAATCGAACCCTTCAACTAAACTCCGAAGTTCCAGGAGATGAAGGTCTTTTAATTGATTTACGTCAATTCTCCTTAACCAAAGAAGAAATTATAATTGAAGCAGAAAAACAAGGATATAAAGTTGAAGAACGCAGAGAACATTTTTTGAGACTTAGCTAGTTTTATACTCAGTCACTTACCAGGTGACTGAGCTCCTTGTTTATTTTTACATTTTTAATCCTCCGATAATCATTGTTAGCCTAGACTCTAACTCTAAATTCTTTTGATCCACATCTGAACTTAGTTGATGTAATTGTATTTGAATACTTGATAATTCACCCTTCAATACGTCTATTTCCATTTCTAATTTCTTCACTCTCTCTTCCACAATAACCCCTCCAAATTTTAATTTAGCGATACCTCCGCCTAAACTTGCAACTCGTGTTAAAACTGTTGTCAGGCAACACATATAACTCGTTAGACCCCTTATCCAATTTAAAATACTGTCCACCAAGATCCTTTATATCCGTCCGATCCTCACCGTTGATGAGCAGTTCATCGAGCTTGTGATCAAATGTAATAATATCACCAGGATAAGCGATGTAAGGCGTGTGATCCTCAGTAACTTGACTCAACTCAAATACCTCGACACTATTCATCCGTAATCTAGCAGGTATGACTCGATCTTGATAACTACCAATAAACAAGGTAATGTACTTCAATCGACCTTGCCACTCGTTATTGACATCTTGGTAAGTTCCTTCCCAATGTCTGATATGACGCTGATTCTGCCACTCGCCAATGTAAAAAGAAAATTTCTGTCCTTCCCTTTTTACTCGCAAATAAAAGAGTGTCGTTTCCCTTGCGTTATCAAAGCTGTCAGCATCTCCAATTAAATTACCATTGGCTAATCCACCACCACGGTAATGTCCTACTCGACCAAGTGGCACCCTACGCTTATGATTACGTGAGTTATCTTTCAATCCTAAATGGCCAAGATTATTCAGATTTTCGTCATGGAAATAGATACCCATTCGAAAATTTTCTATTTCACGCCTAGAGATAATATCGAATGTGGATTGAATCTCGAAATTTTGAATAGCGTTAGGCAATTCTTTAAAAACAGCTGGACCACGTTGCTGTTCTCTTGGAGTACCATAATTTTCTGGGCGTATTCCTGCTCCATCTGTACCCATGACACCGTCCACACTATCCACATTGACGTCTACCATGTCTATAGAAGCAGGACTCCAAGTGTCGATTGTGCTTCCATTCTCGTACAACACGCTCGTTCTTGTGTCTACAACCTCGACATCATCATCGGCAGGTATACCGATCATTTGATATTCGCCTGTGTCCTCTCCCTTTTGAATCATAGCAAAGGTGACAGGCTCCGTTACCTCAAACTCAAAGATCGGCTCTGCTTCTGCTGTTCCGTCGTTGGTGAGCGAGACTGAATCAGATGGGAATACGGCTGTGGTTTCGGTACCGTATTTGTAAGGATCGGGGCAATAAAAGTATAAAACCCCTCTACCTAACGTCCCTAGATTGTTCCAGTCTTGTTCTCCATCCAAAAGACCGTAATATATTCTATTAGGTTCACCAGGCAAAATAATAGGTTTAGGCTCTTTAAAATCTAGTAATGCGTTAAGCTGATCTACCTTCCCTATGATCTCCTCTTGATTTGTTCCATAGATGGTAATAGGCACTTCTAACAGTCGCCCATGTCGTTTCGTAGCGGATAAATAGCCACCTTCCATAACTGGTGGAGAGATAATGGTATTTTCTTGCCCCATTATCCCTCGACCTCTAATGTTTAACCCAACACGAACTAGTCCGCTTAGGTCAATACCGTTTACTATCAACACATCACCCCCTAAACTTTCCCTTTGTTGATTTATCCCGATCCATAAACTCACTCACCACTTTATACTGCATCTTACCAACAGCTCTATTATCAAGGTAAACGTCACCGCTCTTATTTGCGATCTTTTCTAGCAACCTCTCAACACGATTCATACTCACATTTGATCCACTATAATTATTGACAATGCTTGCAGTAGCAGCACTGGCATGAGCCATTCTTGATGTTCCTAGCGCTTGCTCTGGTGTTGATGTCAATATCATTCCGTCTGATAGTTTTTCAAGTTCCTTGTAAACAGATTTCGCATTTTCTCTAATTCCTAACGCAATCCCCTCAGGAATAAATCGCCCTACTTCGTCACGCATCGACCTTGATGGAGAGTGTATTCTTAATGCACTCCTCATCGTACTGGCCACACTATTAGCTATATTCCTAGCCGTTGACATTACTTGCCCTCTACCAGCTAATAAACCTTGATTTAGTCCAGCCATAGCATTACGGCCAACCGAATTTAACTGACTTGGAGTGCTGCTATAAGGTCTGATTAAATCGACAGCTAATTTACGCATAGTGCTTACATTTGTATTCGATCCGTTTCTTAACCTCGTCAGCATATTACGCATAGACGTTTGTGTGATAATTGGCAAGCGCTTGAGTGATCTCTCAATATCATTTACCGATCGATCATGGCCTTTCGTAATCGATTGAAAGCTTCTGTCTGAACTTCTAATAACATGTTCAAACATTTTCTCGACTGCTTGAATCACTGCTGTGGTACCGTTACTAATTCCCAAGACTAGGCCTTCTGTGACATTTGTTCCAATCTCTCTAAACACCCTTGATGGACTGTTAACCCCTAATGCTCTCCTAGCAGATTTTGCTGTTTCATCGCCTAATTTCTTAGATGCTGCTTCTGCTATTGGAGTGCCTTTTTCAGTCCCTTCTGCTATGCCTTCTGGTAAAGCACTACCGATTGATTCAAAATCTGCTGCCTCTATTTGTTCCGCTAGAGTTTTTTCTGTATCGGTTACTAAATGGCCAATCGCTTCTATAATACCTGATTCTTCAATCCCTAATGATTTACCCAAAACACCTGTTGCTGTATTTCCGCCTCGAGCGAAAACTTCACTTAAGCCAGCTAGTTCTTCATCAGATGCTTCGACCATTGCTTTAACGTGTCCAGCTGACTCTGGGCCAGCTTGACGCATCTCTTCTAGTAACCCTTCATCAATTCCACGTTCTGCTAAAATTGCGATATTATCAGCCCATTCGCTCATAACACGTTGATTCTCTAACATGTTTTCTTCCATTTCAGCTACAGTGATCGTTACTTCATCACTTAATGTGTCAAACATATCCGTAGCTGCACCCTTGTAATCTTCCCAGGATGATTTCATTGATTCGACCGTTGCTTGCTGTGATTCAGACAAATCTTCAAATGCTATAATTTGATTACTTACTCCGCTTTCAGTTGCTTCAGTAATAGCTTCCATAGATGCAACAAATTGTTCTTCTGTCTCTACTCTCTGATTCTTTAATTCTTCTTCTGTTTCTATCAGTATTTGCTCTTGTTCATCTAATTCTTCAAGCGCTTTCTTTGCCTCTCTAGCATTCCTGCCCCCTTCTTCTTGTAATTCGTTCCACTCTGCCCGTAAGTCGTTAATTTCTCCACGCTTTGATTCTACTTCAAATATTTCTTCTTCGATCTCTAGCATACGTTCTTTTGCGGAAAGCCCAGCTTCTTCCTCTTTCATTAAATCGATACGTGCTTGCAACTGTTCAGATGACATACTTAGTGCATCCGCTTCCTCGTTATATGCCAAGTTCAATCCATCAACTCGATCATTGAGTTGATCTATATACTCGCTTAGTATTTTCTTTTCTGAGGCTGACTTATTTTCTTTATTGGCTAAATCATCTATCCTTTTAGCTAACTCTTCATTCGCTTTAGATGACTCTTTAATTTCTGATTGATTATTTTTGAAAGCGTCAGTGGAACTCTGCATTTCATCATTCAAAGATTGAACCGACTCACCTAAAGCTTCTGTTTCAGCATTAAGTTTTTTGGCTTCATCACTGGACCGTTTAAACCACCTAACTACTCCTACTACAATACCAGCCAATACTCCAATAGCAGCCGTAACCCATCCAATTGGGCCTAATAAAAAACGCCATGCAACACCTAAAGCAGTAGCTGCTGCAGTAGCTATACCTTTTGCTGCTGATAACAAAGTCATTTGGCCTGTATAAAGTAACATTGCCTTTGACGTAGCTCTCATAATGGCATTCTTAGCGGATTCAGCCACGATATATGCATAAATTAAGGCTGTACTCTGTGCCTCGACTAGATTCCTTTTTCCTTTTGCGATTGTCAATATATCAGTTATTAATGCTCCAGCTTGCATGATTGTATTGGACTTTTGAATTGCCGAAGCCGTTGCGGATATAACCGCATGCATGGCGTATGCTGTGGCCAATCCAATCAATGCAGGAGATAGAGCTTTTACAACTGGTAATGTTACCTGGACGCCAGAAGCAAATGCTTTTACAAAAGGTGTAGTCCTATCAATGACATTTCCAATCGCTTGAAAAGATGCGTTCGTAATATTTTTTAAACTATCAATGTTTTGGGCAATATCTTTACCTGTTACCTCTTTTGACAAACGATCGAATCTCTGAATGATATCCGCTACACCACGAGCGACAGCTGTTCTAACGTTTTGCAATGACGTAGCAAGCCCCAAGCTATTCTCTTTGGCCAACTGTGCCATGATACCTGTTCCAGTACCGACTTCAATTAACTTGTCGTTAAACTGATCCATTGTAATGGTACCCTCTTGCAGGGCTTGATAAAGATCGTCTTTTGCACTTTTACCAGCAAAACCAAAGCTTTCAGCAACTTTTATAAGACCTACATCCATCGTTTCCTGCAACGTACGCCATTGTTGCATATCCATATTCCCTGTTTGTAACGCCTGTAAATATTGTTCGGTTCCACGTCTGGCTTGATCAGCACTTGCACCAGAACCTAACAAAGCGTTATTAAGAGCAATCGCAGAATCAGAGGCCTTGTCCATATCGCCAAAAGAACTGTACATCCTTTGAGCAGTAGAAGCAATCTCGTCTAACTTGGTAGGTAAACCATCGATTCCATCTGACAATCGTTCCATAGCACGTTCAGAGTCTTCTGCTGAAACCCCAAGCGCTTGAAGAACTTTTGGGAATTGGTTGAGCGTATCAAATCGTTTTATCGCATCATCCATCGATGCCTTTAACGTCCTAAAAGCCGCCGCACCAATCGCTACCAAACCAAGTGCAGTCGCAAACTTTTTTATATTACTTCCTGCTTTCGGCGCTTCTTTGTTAACACCTTTAAGACCATCTTCTGCCTGTTTTGTACCGTCACCAGCTTTATGCCCTGATGATTCTAAGTTGTCCAACTCTTTTGATGCAACATTAACCTGCTTACCATCCACTTCGATGGCTATACTAATGACACCATCACTCATCGTCGTCCACCTCCTTGTCATTTAATGAAAATTTCCGTTGTAAATCTTTCATATTCTGCCGAAACTCTGCCGAATCACCTTTACTTGGTTTCCATGAACGTATCTCAATGATCCGCTTCATAATCGTATTGCTCGGCAAGCCATTAAGAAGCGCCTGGAATTCCTCCCAGCGCAATTTCCCTTGCTCATGAAAAAGATTCATTCCGTAGGCCTGTCGGAATGAAGCAAAAATGTATTCAGCATCTTTCTCTAAATCAATCAGTTTCTCTTTTTCCTCATCTGTTTTTACAGGCAAAGGATTACCTTTTCGATCATATAAAATAGACTCCTCTTCTTTTATGTGGATAAACTGTTCATAAACGTAATTCCATAAATTGATTGTGGATGACTGATCATATTGTTCTTCACCTAACAGTAAGGACAGACATACCTCTACTCGTTCATAATCTCGTAGGGCTTTATCATCTAGTACGTCAAACACATCTAGCACATTATCAAAAGCTAAATCAATTTGATACTTAATGCCTTCAAATACGAAGCTAGTGACTAGAGGATCATTCAACCTCATAAGCGCCACCTACTTCTTTTTAGCTTTTTTGTTAAGGTATTCAGATTTCTTTGCTTCCACTTGCTCTGATCGCGCTTCCTCTAATTCTTCAATCCGCTTGCCGATGGCTAACCCAATAGGGTCTAATGCTTGTTCAAGTGCTGCAATATCAGGATAATATTCATAGATTTTTTTGAACGTACCATCACCGAAAACAATGTCGTATTGAGCTGCGATAAACTCTTTATTAACGTCTAAGGCTGCATCAACTGTTTCGATTTCGATATCATCAATATGTTCAATTTCATCTGGAAAGTGAATATGTTTTGCTTTCTCTTGTGCTTCTTTTAACTTTTCTTGCGCCAATTCTTCCACATTAAAAAAACGACGTAAATTTTCGATAGAACTATCAAACCATAGCTCTACCTCTCCCACTTTTACAGGGAACCCCGTTCTTTTAATATCAATTTTCACTTCCTGTGTCATCATAACCCTCCTCATAAATAAAGAGAGGCTCTAGGCCCCTCTTATCCTTCCTCTATTTGTTCTTCATCGCCCCCACCCGGGGGATCATTAGGAGTTAAATCTGTTTCTTTTGGAATTCGGTCAAAACGGATGTTACAAGAGAATGTTTCATAAGCGCTTGCGTCACCAGCTCCAGCAACAATGGCCGTCACTGTCGCACGACCAACCCACTCTTTTGTTCCATCGGCAGACACAACCCTGTGCCAAACCTTACGACCTTCTCCTGTTTTATATTTCAAGCCAGCAATAAACGCTTGTGCTGGATCTTCTGGATCATATACTCCTTCAGGTGTATAAGCTCCTGCGACGGATACAACGTCTGTTTCCGGCGTTCCATCCCCATCATAGTACGCTTCTTCTTCGGTTCCTTCTTGCGTATCATCACCGATAGTAGATATATATTTCGCTAATTCCAACCACTCTTCTCCCGGTTCTTCTTGTCCTGGTGTATACTCTTGTACAAAATGCCCTCGTAATGCGTTCTTAGCTCTTGCCATGATCATTCACTCTCCTTAAAAACTGTTATAGTTGCTTGCACATCCAATAAAAAAACAAACCATCCTTGATCATCTTTCTGATTAATAAATGGTTTGTTGGTTATAACTAATTCATCAAACTCAAAACTTCCGTCATTACTTTCTAATTCCTTCAGCTTTTCCAATTCAGATTGTACGAGCCATAGCGTTTGATGTATCTGACTCTGTAACTTTGACTTCATTGCAAATTCAAAATTTAGCTGCTGATCAGTAGTGCCGTCCATATACTCCATAACAACTCGCGACCCAGGCAACGGATAAACCACAAATGATTCTTCTTCCCCTAAATAGCCTGTTTTGCATTCAATTGAAGGCAACGGTATATGGTTTACTCTCTCCACTAGACGTTCAATAAAATCCATCACCAACCAGCTCCCCTCTTAAATGCATTTATCCAATCGCTTATAAAGATCGGCTTGGCTTTCATGTCCCAACGTGGCCCCGTTCCAGGTGTGGTGTAATTATACATTTGCATATAAAACAATACCCCTGCATATTTTGCGTGATAATTAATACTCGACCCATCCGAAGCAACAGTCATTTGTTGTCGTAAAGGACCCTCTTTAAAGGGAATGAATGGATTCATGTCTGCTGCAGCTTGATTGGCTGATGCTCTACGTCCTCTTATAACTGCTTGATCACTTAATTTCCGCCTAGCTCCTTGTAAATTAATGTCCAATCGCATCAGACCACTTCCAACTCGTATGAATAGATGGTCTTGTCGTATGCCTCATAGATTGGTATCACTTTTGTCACAACATGATCCTGATCATCGAAAACAAGCAGAGACTGTACCTTAAATGCTGGCAATGGTGTTGTGATTCCCTCATAACAAAAAACAACCGCGTTGTAGAGCAAAACTTTCCCGCTAGTTGATTGGCTATACTCTGACCCTCTGTCTATTCTACAGTTCTGAACCAAGACAGGAGTGTCATATATCGGCTCAGACCAATTGTTCACTCCCGTGTATTCTTTATAAACAAACGAGTCAATACAAAAGTCTTTAGGAGGTTTAGGCATTACCATGACCGCACCCCACTATACAAAAGACCTGTGCCCTCCAAGTAAATATAGACATCCTCAGCGATCAATGGCTTGCTCTCATTAGCGCCGCTAGGATTATACCTACTCGCATTTGACACGCTCGTTCTACCTGCCTGAAACGTCTGTGGAGAGTTATTAATAGATTCAAAGGTTGTTGCTCCTAAATCATTAAAATATTCAATTTGAGCACATAACCCTAGCTTGAATTGACGCACTCTCCAAGCATTATCCTTTTCAATGTCATAACGTTGGTAAAAATGACTTGTGACATTATCAAGGATGGCAGAAGCTTTAGGTAATAATTTATCAAACTGCTGTTCATCAAGATCGATACTAGTTAACCCTTGTAATTCTTCAAACGTGAGATAAGCCAACTCGTCCACCTCCCAATAAAAAGAGAAAGACGTTTACTCGCCTTTCTCATGTTCCTCAAGTAGCTTTTTGAGAGTGTCATTGCTCGCATTCCCTTTAAATTCAACCCCAAGAGCCGTAAGTTTTTCTTTGGCAGCTTCGCGGTCAAAATCAGCATCTTTGGGTGAAGCGACTAACTCGATGAAGGTGCCTTTCTTTTTGAGGTTTTCATGAACCTCTGCTGCACGTTCCTCTGTTATTTCAATTTCAGTATCTACTTCATATGCAACTTTCGTATGAATGTCTCTAAATTGTTTTAGCACTTTATACTTTGCCATTTTTATCACCTTTACCCTTCTGGAATTTCTGGAGTTGTTTCACCTAGAACAACCTTAGCAACTGCTTTTTTGTTGTCATCCAAAATGAATTCCCCAGCTTTTCCGGCACCTTGCAATGCCACACCGTCAAAGTCCTCCGATTCAATCGCACGAGAAGTATTAATACCAGTGAAGGCTTTACCAATATTAGTGATATATGTGTAAGCTACTTCTCCCTCTTGCAACATTGCATCTGGAATTTTTTCAATATCAAAATCTTTAAAGTTTAAGATTCTATTTTGATCAATATTTGCTGAAGATGATTTTGCGCTGGTTGTGAGTGGATGGTCTACAATAGCGTTATACAATTTCGCATTAACTTTAGCCACCTTTGTTCCGATAGCTTCAATGTTTGTGTAATACTCATCCAGTTTGTTAAATAGTTCAAGCACTGGGTCATTTTCGTATCCTGACAAGGTTTCAGTGCGCACAGCCGTACTTGAAATAAACTTACTGTGCTGTGCATTGAACTTCTTGATTTTAGCTTGGGCCTGCAAATCCAAACGATCAGCAACGGCAGCATCAAAATTGTTATTTACTGTGTGACGGTCAATCCCTTCATGATATAACCATTCCCAAGTATAAGGAACTGGCTTGTCTTTGTAGATGATCTCAGTACGGGGACCAAAGCGTGTGCTGTTTCCTGTACCGGATCCAAAGGCAGTATCCTCACCTTTGTCGTACTCAGCACCTACTACTACAGGAATGTCACTCGTCTTTACATAAAACGCTGTTTCATTATGCTGCACACCATCAAGCGCTTCAATTTCTCCGCCAAAAAAGTCGCGGAAATACGCTTGAGTACGGAAAACAGCTTGAAGCAACTGCTTGAATTGCATTTGATAACTACGAGCCGCTTTGTTTTGGTTTGCTGTACCTTCAGCAAAATATTGTAGATTTAATCGCATTTTCTTTTTCATTTCACATTACCTCTTTCTTTTAATCGTTATATTTAGCCAATTTCGCAGCGAACGGATCGGTTTCTGTAGAATTACTCCCACCGTTCGGATTACCGGGGGGAACGATCTGCGGTGAACTTTGGCTTTCTTCTGAATCGAATAGATAAGGATCACTTTCTTTCAAACTATCAAGCTGACTATCTAAACCTTTTAAAACGTCTCCATCAAGTTTAATCGTGTCCATATCAAGTAATGCTTTGAGTGCTTTCGTATTCTTGACCTTAGCCCCAGACAAAGTATTTTCAAGCTTGTGATCAAATGCCTGTTGCTCTAATTTTTTCTCTAACTCAGTCTTAGTTGTTTCATTCTCTCCTTTCAATCGATCAATTTCGGCAGTTAATTCCTCATTGTCCTTTACCTTATCACCAAGATCAGCAAGCTGTTTGTCACGATCGGCAATCTGTTGCTTGTAATCATTAATTTGACTCTCAAGACCATCAACTTGTCTGCCTTTGCCTTCACATCATTTAATGTCTTACCGTGACTTGCCATGACCTTATCGATTTGCTCATCTGTTAAACCTAATGCTTTCAATTCTTCTCTGTTCATGCTTCATTCCTCCTACATTGTTTTTACGTGGTAGAGTCCACGATGGAATAGCACTTTTTACGTTAGTGCAAACGAAAAGAATGTATAATAAAAAGCCCTGTTTATAACGTCTATTGGCTAAAGACGAGTTTTACTTTTGGTTAGTTCCTAACACATTTCTTTTAATCCGATTTTCAACACGCTCATTCATGTGATATAAAGCTTGTTCTACATGGTATAGGACTTTCTCATTCTCCTTTGAAGAGAAGGGTCCATTTTGAAATGAACTGATTCTATCTTTAACTATTTCTAGCAAATCGCTATCAATGACACCATGGATAGAACCATTCTCCTTTCTAGCACCATTCTGAAATTGAATTACAGTTTCTTTTGGAACTTGCAACCCTGCATCAGCTACAATTAAATACTCGTGATTCGCACCACCATTTCCTTTCTCATCTACTGCAAACACCCGATTTAATTTCTCTCGTTTTTGTACTGTTTCTAATTCCCTCATTTTTATCCTCTCCTTGTTAATTTTTTAATTAATGTGCTCCAAATGAGATAAAGATCATCTCACTTATTCTTTATATGAAAAATCCTCTAGCAATGTAGCTAAAGGAGTATAAACCTTTTCTCTTTTGTAATTTCTTCTTAAATATCTGCCATTGCTTTCTAGATGTTTTCTCATAGCAGCTTGTCTTTTTCTGACCATTCTCCGCCAATGATCAGCGTTGTCACTGCCCAATTCTTCAGCGATCATAAGGTTCTTTTTGTACTTTACGATCTCTCGCTCAATGCGACGCTGTGTATCTCTAACCTTTGCGACTTTTTCGTTCAACTCCTTGTCGTAATGCGGTTGATTATTGGTGTTGACACCTGGAATAAAAGGAATGTGCAAATGTCTGCAATTTGCTCCCCTATGGCCTCCGGCTGTTCCATACTCAGCTTTCCAATATGGATCATAAATACTTTTGTACTCGCTACCCTCCGGTATTTCACTAGGATGTCTTAAATCCACCACATGACCTTGAATTAATGAACACTGATCCCTGGCACCTACTAAGCTAGTAACAACAACCGTATATACGCCATATTCAGCCATACGCTCCGTTCTAACCTCATTGAAAGTGTTTCCTAGTGTTGACTTCAAAACAGTGCGTGTATAGCCTTCAATGCTTAATGAGCGACCTCTACTATCTGTAAAAGTAGATTTGATTCCTTTCTGAGCCATTTCTGTAATAGCACGTTCAACTGACTCCTCGAATGTGTAGATGCCTGTATTAAATAGTGCAGATGTACGGTTCAATACATTTTGATATGCAAGTGCAGCTGTCCCTCTTCCGTAGTTGGAAGTTATAAGAGATTGATTGACGTAATTATTAATATTGTCCCACGCTTGGTTATAGTAGCCCCTCATAATGTCATCCAACTGGTTAGGCACTGGCTTAGTAGGATATGGCATAGCGCGATCTATGTCTTGTATCATCTCTCTTCCAGCTTCCTCAAACATTCTATTGATCTCTGATTCTGCCACCTCTGTAACCGAAGATAGATGACGAGCCACATCGTTATTGAACAACCTTAACTCGGCCATTTTTCGAGCTTGCCAGTAGGTGATATCATCTGAACCGTCTTTCAAGCGCTTGATCATACTCCTAATTATTTCACCCTCGAGACTGTCATAGAGTTCAGACATGTTGCTGGACCATAAGTCTAAATGATCGGGTGTGATTCTTGGACGTTTAGGATCCATTTAATCACTCCTCATCACCAAACATTCGCCTTGCAGTACGCTCATTAATCTCAGTAGGATCAATTCTTAACTGCTCTCTTTCAATTTCATCGACCCACTGTTCTGCCGTCTCTTTCGGCACTTTAAACACCCGTTGTATGACCTCAACCGTAGGGATAAAACCAAATGTCTTCGCTTGACCATAAAACCTGAGCAATGCTGCGCGATCCTGAAATACTCCGTCATCAAAATCTACGCCAATATGCTCAAAGGTCGGTATCTCGCCGTGAAACAATTTAAATGTCTTGGCCAATTCCAATACAGATACAACTAATCCTTTAATAAATTGCTCAACCTCATAAACATGATCATTCCTAGTGCGGTAGGTTAAGTCATTTTCACTTACAACCTCAGTTGCTGTTTTCATGCTTCTACCGTCAAAAGAGAAAGTGCCTACAGACAGTTTCATTTCCATCTCTAGCGTCCTAAGCGATTGATTAATGGCAGCGATATATTGCTCGGTTCGAATATCATTGGTGACATCTTTAACAAATTCCTCGTCGCTACCCATACGCATTGACTTATATACATTCACATCAGGATCAAACACTTGAACAGGAGGCTTTCCACTCTCATCTGGTAAAGTGTTCAGCATTTGGTCACTAACAAACACTGTACGTTGGCCCATTTTGATTTCCCACCAAAATTGGTCGTAGGTATCATTGATTTTTTTGAGAGTAGATATTGAGTTATCAGCAATCCCCAAACCTAACGGACTGTGTGGATTAATATTATTAAATCCGGATGGTTTAAGGTAATTGGGCAAAGGACGCGATAACCCTTTAATATGCGTAACTTCCTCCATACCTTTGTATAACTCATCTAGTGACACACGCTTACCTACTTCAGAAGGGCTTTCAGACTTGTAAAGCTCATTTGTGATTACATATATGCTATTACCTTCCTTGTCTTTCTCCCACTCATGAAATTCCAATAACGTATAGTAAATGGTTCGGTTGCCTTCTGTTTTTGTCGTAACAGATTTCATGACTCCCTCTGAAATGCCATTACTATTGCTTCGTAACGGGAAAAAGGCATTGGCTAGTGCCCATGAGAATTCAATCTCGCGAGTTTCATTGTTCACGTATGGCCTAACTGTCAGTCCACCAAGAGCAAACGTAGGCTCAAGGTAATCAGCAAGATTCTTTTTGAATTTGTTATGCTCAAATACATGCTCGATAAACTCATGCGCTGATTTAAAACTGTTTTCCTTCTTCTCTTCGTCTTTTGCATCCGAAATAGTAACTTCGCATTGTTCATTAAAGACTAATCCAGATAACACATCAGCGCTCAATTTCCGCATATTAAGTGACATATAATCGCGCGTCTGCAGATGGCCATGCGAATTAATATATTCAACCTGCGGATAATCACCTTGATATTGTTTTAAATTTCGTTCAATTCGAGCTAACTCTTTAGGATCGATGTTGATCTTCGGGTGATCGTTGATTGATTTTAAATCCTTCCCAGACAAAGCGTAACCTCCTCTCTTAAATAGATTTTTGATTCGTTGGATAACGTTCACGGCTTCACCTCCTAGAAAAGAGCATAAGAAAAAGCCACCCTATAAGAATGACTTTCCCCAATACTTCAATTCGGCTTGTTTACGTGACTGTTTAGCATCTTCTAAACTTTCATACAAACCGATATATATTTTCTTTTTATTATGAGAAATTGTTACTCTATATTTGTTGCGGTCTTTATCCCACTGAACTCCTTTTATGCCAGTAGTGTTATCTTTTCTTAACCTTTGATTTCTTGATTGAACGGTTCTATTTTCCCACACACAATTACTTTTATTGTAATCCTTATCATTGTCAATTCGTTCAATAGTATGATTTGAACTCGGTCTATTACCCATATCTACAATGAATTTTTCAAAGGATTTCCAGCAATCACAAACTCTAATTCCTCGTCCACCGTAATACTCATAATCTTTATAGTTTTGGTTGTCACAACGTTGTAGCATAGTGGCCCATATTTTATATTCTGGTGATTTTCTACTATGTCCATGAATTATACTCGCTTCAGACGTTCTTTCTTTTTGTAAACATCCACAGCTTTGTGTGTACCCGCTTTTCAACTTGGAAGCTACCACCATTGTTTCATTCCCACACTCACACAAACACTTCCATATCGCTTGTTTGTGCTTATTAGACCCTTCCCTTTTTATAACGGTCAATCTCCCGAATTTCTTACCCGTCAAATCAAGAGCCTTTCCCATATTAACAACCTCCCGTAGTTGTTCCCGAATTATTTTAAGAGGGCAGATAGTCGGGAAACTATCGTTCAGGAGCTACCCTAGCCCTCATTACTATTATATCAAATTAAATCTTTAACCTAAAGTCTCTTGCGTTTGCAGTGCATAGATATTGGAATTCGTCACAAGTATGGTCCGATTCCTTAATTACACGAGGATCCTCTGAATTGAGCGTTTTTTCATCAAATTGATATTTCTTGTGTTCCTCAATGAAAATATCGTTGCTATCAGCATGCTTTAATCCAGTTGAAAAAGGCTTTTTGAGATAATAAAAACGACCTTGCGCTAACAGGTCGTGTACTAAATCGATCATATCTATTTTCTTTTTCTTGGCTACAGGGTGCCAATGCTGTCCGTAATCTTTAAAATACTGATTTCTTAGAGCTGCTTCTGCACTATCAATGGTCCTTTTCTGGATTCTTGCACCTTTCCAATGTTCACAGGTAGATGTTGCGGTAATGAACTCATGTATATCCTTCGACAACTCGCTAGGCGCCTTCTTTCTCACTTGGCCAGCTGGACTGTAGTAATAGCTATTTAATCGGATCACTTTCCCCTTTGCTGTTAAACCATAGCACCCACATGAAGTTGCAGAAACTGAATGCCCTGTATCCATTGAATAATATATCGCTATGATCCTATCATCACTAGGCAGCTCGTCCAACTTTTTAAACAAATTCATGTTGTAGACATTTGTTCCGAGTCCAACCGGCTCCCCGAGGTATAAGTACCGATAATACTCATAATCGTTTTGCTTAATACGATTGATATCCTGCAACATCTGGTCTGTAACAAAGCCCAGCTCATCGTCCATATAACTCGAAGAGTGTACCAAGTAGTTATCTTCTCCTACCATGCTGTCAGCCCACTCATTGATCCATGAGTACGGATTACGTGGCGGATTGTATGACCAAAAGAAGCGTACAATATCGGCTAGTGGATGCTTCTGGCGCATGAATGTTACTTTTGATTGGTCAAAGTCCTCTACATTATCGAACTCAGCTGCTTCCTCGAACCACACAGCAATAATGTGGCCAATATCATTTGATTTAAGCTTCCGGAAGTCATCCTGGCCGTAAAAGTAAAAAGTGGACCCTGTGGCCTTGTGAACTATCTTGAACGGTGCGACTGTACACTTAAATTGATTAAAAATGTCAAACTTACCTAAAGCCCATTGTATTTTTAGATACACAGAATCTCTTATCGTATTGGCCACTTTACGAATAACAACGACGTTAGCCTTTTCTCCTTTTCGTAAATACCAGAGCATCATATAAACAAGCAGCAAGGCTATAACAGATGATTTGAAGGAGTTACGCCCACCCTTCAAGATGTTGTATGGCTCTTTCGTCTTCCATACACGCTTGAAATGGGGGTTTATCTCTTTTTGTATATCAATGGTCGGTTTACTCATTTTCATCAGCCCACTCGTCCACGATGTTGATAGCTACAGGACCTCCGCCATCATCTTTATTTCGTATCTCCTCAATTTCAGCCTTTGTCTTATCCACATTAAGTTTCATCTGTTCGAGCTTAAGTCTTCTCTCATCGTCTTCATTTGCCATATCGTTAAACTGTTTAATCAAGTTCCTCAGCTCACTCATTGCTCTGGATTGCGCAGTAAGAAATGTTGCCTGCCTATCCCACGCGAATTGATACTCATATTCTGTTTCTGTCGGCACAGATTCAATACCTTCACCTGTAGGGATATTCTCAAACTTTTGCTTCTTGATTTCTTTCACTAACTCTTGCTTGGACTCAACAAACATGATTTGCTGAGCACGGATAATAGCAGCATACTGTATCTCGATTTGATCATATATGAGATCCGCAGGAGATCGTTCCTGCATAACCTCAATAATCTCCATCGTCTCAGAAGGGAGGAATTTAGAAAACAGACCATGAGTCGATGCGTTCTGATTACCTCGAGGCGCCGCTCCTCCTCTGTTACCTTTAGCATTAATATTACCTGTAGGTGCACCTCGTTTTTTTGTGTGCACACTTTTTGTTTTGGGTGCACCCCTTGTGCGGTTCCAACCATACCGCTTCTTCCACGACTTAACGGTGTTAAGCGATACGCCGTACTTCTCGGCAATATCTTTATATTTCATCCCTTTGACATAATCTTTCTCGGCTTGTATATGTTTTTCAGCCATGCTACATCACCTGCCACCTCCAACGTATTATGTTTGTTTTGGGAATATAAAAAAAGCACCCACATTGGGTGCTTATAATTTCAACATAGCTCTTTTAATTTTTATCCCTTGTATGACAAAGACGATTCACTATATCCCTTATAGGACAGGGATTCCTTCAAGAAAGAATTCATATCAGCTATATTTCTTTTAATTAAGCATACTTATCAACAAAAATGTCTCTATATAATTGTTTTCCATGAGAACGTGATATTTCTATTCTAATAGTAAATAACCTTGCTTCTTTGCCTTTTTCATCTTTAAATGAATTTAACCCTTCAATATTGCTATCTAGGATATCTCTAAAGTTTAAAATTGATATCAAGATAACCCTAAACATTACTTGAAATTTTGAATTTAGCATTTTTCTCATTTTTCTTTTTCGATCTTCATTCATATTTGCATTACTATTAATTTCTTTAATTATTTCTGTTCTATGTTTCATTATATCTCTATAAGCGTAGATCGGCATAAAAAATGTTAAGATTAATACATTCATCAATCTAATATGGTAATCTTTTTTTGAAATGGTTTTATAGAATACCCTCAGTAAAAAGCCAACAAGGATAGAGATGATGTAAACAACAATCGCATAAACAAAGAAATTGTCAATTAACATTTTTATCACTCCCTTTTAAGCTGGCTTTTGTTTTAATTCACTAGCAATAACTGGTATATATCTCTTCCCATTATTGATTACTTCTAAACCCAAAATAGAGATCAGTACCAAAAAACTTACCGAATAATACATATCAGCATTAAATTCTGGTATCATCCCAGTGATAAAATTGCCTTCAACCCCAGATAATGTATAACCATCTGTTGTCTCAGTCAATTCCATTAACCCAAAGAATCCAGCTGCATCAACACTTGTTAGAATAATTGCAATTGTTACGCCCAAAACTCCAATTATCCTTTCTATGCCTTTGTTATAATATGCAACATTGGTGTAATCGATGATAAGCATTAAGAAAAAAACTAACTTAGAAGCAAAATAAATTTTAACTTCCATATCAGTTGCTGGTTGAAAACTTATTAATGTGATATTTATAAGTATTATAGCTGCCCTGAAGACAGATAATAACAATCTCATATTATCGACCCTTTAATAACAGTAGTAATAATTTACTATTTTATGGCATATTATCACAAAAAGCAATAACTTTGTGAAAATTATTAAATATTATTGCCTGTTTTAATTAATGTTTATTTAAAAGAGCTTTCTATCTATATATGGCACGTGTACGACACTTGCATGACAAGCTATGAGATTTTTTTATTTATTTTGTTCTTTGCACGCTCCACAAACTTCTGAACAGATGAACGAGTAATCCCTAATTCCCTAGAAACCTCCGCATAACTCATCCCATAGCACATATGCAAGATGTAGCACTGCCTCTCCCTATTAGAAAGCTCCCACAATATATCAACTAGCGCTCTCTTATCATGATCACCTAACGATCGCTCTCCCTCATCCAGCTGTAGCGACGGGAATAAGTCCATGTCCAGTAAGGCAGTCCGTTGATACACAGAGCGACGATCAGCGCCACGACGGTTACCTGGTCTTCTTCCGCGCTTCAGCCATTGCAAGGAGTAGCTAAGGTCCGACACCATCCCACCGACTACACTCTTTTCATCAAACTCCTCTTCAAGCTCTGTCCAACCTTCAACAGGTTCACTTTCCTCTTTATTTAATGATTCCCTATATCCTTTTAAATTCTTTTCCGCCTCTGAATATTCCTCAATCATCTTCTCTACCCATGTCGACATTTTAATTCCCCCTTTAACGTTGACGTAATGAGCCACGACGGCGGCTATATGTTGGGCGATTCGCCCCCATTAACTCTTGCCATTCTCTTCTGCTTTTCTTTTCATTCTTTACGGCTTTCGTCTTTTTCTGTTTAACTTGATTCATGACAATTCTCCTTTCACATAAAAAGAGGACACCAAATGATACGGGTAATCCGTAATCAATCAGTGTCCTCGGTTCTTCCGTAAGACCATTTATTTAATTCTCAATCGTTCACTTTTAATGACATCTAGCACCTTTCCATCTTTCCATATAGCGGTGTATTCTCCATGACCACACTCAGGGGCTTCTATCTTTGTTTCTACTCCATCTTTTACTACGATAATATAATTAGTTTCTTGTTTCATAGTACCCCTCCCGGATGATATAATAAGTATTACCAGTACTTAGTCATTCCGAGAGGGATGGCTTTTTTATTACCCTGACATTAACTCCTGGTCCATCATCGCAACAATTCCTCTCTTTTCGAGTACTCGATGGATAAACAGCCTTCCTCTTTGTGTCCAGTGCGTATTCATTCTCACATCTGGTGTCCCGTCAGAACGTTCGATATCCACCGTATAAGATTTTGTATATCCTTTATCGTGGTAAGTAGATTTAAGAAGCCATTGACCACGCTGTTTAAATTGGATACCTTCCTCTTTTAAAATTTGATTCAATGTTCTCGCTGACATACCATAATCCTTGGCGATCTGAGTCGTGGTTACTGTATTTTTTGATTTAAGTATTTCATCAACATAATTAGCTTTCTCTTCGTATATTGCTGCACGTTGTTCAAGCAACTGCACCTTTTTCTGTTCCTCAATCCATTGCTTAGCTCTTTCCACTGGGTTCTCAATCATATAAGAAGGCTGTACGTCAAAACGACCAGTCTTCCTAATCGTAGGTAATACCTGCTCTGTCACCCAATCCGTGAATACTTCCGCTTCTTCTTTATCACTACGGAAAATCAACTTGTATAAGCCAGCTTCATTAACTATAGATAACAACTGCTTTCCGCCAGGGGTACTCACGTGATGAGCACCCTTCTGTTTATCGCTCAATCGTCGCAATGCACTATCTGTTCTTTTGATATCGAGTATCTGACATACATCCTTTGCCACAAACCATGCTTCTCCATCAATCACGATCGTACGTACAGCTTGATTCTCATAATCAAATACCTTCTGCAGTTGATTCATCTTCTTCACTCCTTCATCATGGTTTTTACATACTACGCACCAACTTTAATTCCAACATGATCCTCCAGATAGATTGGTTCTTTCCCTTTCATGAACATCGTGTGACCAATTTTCTTTTCAAGTTCAACATACTCTTTATATAGTTCTGGACGTTGCTCAGCGCCGTGTCTTAAATCATTTACACAACCCATAATACAAAATACACAACTCAATCTTTCGTTCTTTTCGTATGCCCAGAAAGGTTTTTCTCCTACATCACGAATTGTTTGAAAAACTTCCTCTGTGGTGAAATAGAATATAGGGAGCCAATCATAAACGTGTCTGGTAACTCTCTTGTTTACGCTCTGCGTTTTGTTGTAAAAAAACGGTACTTTCTTTGCTCTAGCCGTGGACTCTTGTGCTCTCAAACCCATGACATTAACAGCAACAGTTCCACCACGTTCTTTTAGATCGTTACGGATAAATTTAAAGATAGGACCACGTTTTAAATCGCTGGTACATTGTCGGTAAGCTGCGCTTGGCCATTTTCCTCTCCGTTCAACCATTTCAAGAAAAGTCTTTTTAGCTCTAACAACATTCAACTTATGATCTGAATATTTCTTAATATGATCCTGGACTCCGTTCCACTCGACCTTCCCCAGATCTGAATGGACAAGAACAATCTGCTCACTAGGTAAGACCTTTTTTAATAATCCGTACATAGCTTGCGAATCTTTCCCCCCAGAGTGAGACACATAGAAAATAGCTCCATCACTTATAAGTTCCTTAATCTCTCCAGTAATAAAAACTTTTGGCACAAATTTCTCCTCCTTTGTTTCGCAATATCTCTCTACAGTGCATCACTCCAACGCATCCTCAATCGCTTGACTAATTCTCGATTGAGACATGCATATAATTACTAATTCCTTCTTCATCCTTAAATCGTTTTGCTTTGACTTCTTTTAGATTCATGTCTACTCACCCCTAAGTCCCATTAAAAAGAATAATTCTCCTTAACGCCCCAAGCCATTTTCTTCTTAGCAAGATCCTTCATCTTAATCCCGTAATACTTTGCTATTTCAAAATCTAGCTTCCCTTCATGACGCATTAGCTTATACGTCTTTAAATCTAATTTTTTAGCATAGAATCGAGGTTGCTTAACTGGCTCTTTATCGGCAATGATATCTTCATACTGTCTCTTTTTTGACAAGAGATCTTGAACCTCAACCGGATCCAGTTGATAAGTAATTACCTTAGTCGCCCTCATTGATTGATCACCTTCTCAAACTCCAACTTATCAACCGTTTCAAGGTAATCTAATGGCACTCCCCTGCCTCTATTCACTTCGAATGCATAGATATCAAGATCATCTAACGGAATGCTTTTGCGCCCACCTTTTTTGGCTTTCTCCATGTAATGACGGATCGTTTCAACTGGTAAAAGGAATACACGATGTAAAGGTCGTATCTCCACCAACAGGAAGGCGATAGCTCCGTTCTTATGTGCGAGTTCTAAATAATCGTATTGATGCTTAGAAAGCATTGATAAAGGGAAGCGCTTCTCCCCTGTTGACTTTGCCTCAAATACTATCGATTTCCCTTCGTAAATACCGTCATAATCGACGGTAGACTTTTCTTCAAAAAAGCCACTAATCACTCGCTTCCCTTGTGATTTAAGCACTTTAACAGGAGTAGGACGCTTGTTGATAATGGCCATACCCTTACTCGCGTACTGCTGATCCGTGACATTGATTAAATGCTCAAAGGCCATTCCTCGATTACCGTATCCCATCAATATCCCTCCCTTATCCGGCTAGTTCCTCATTCAATTCATCCATAAAGTTCTGTTCCTGGTCTTTGTTAGCTTGGGTTAGCAATTCAATTGAATCTAACTCTTGTGGCTCTTCTGCTGCCTTCTTAGCGCAGGTGGGGCCATATCCTTTTTTTCGACTACTCTCTGACTTAAGAGCTCTTCCACAACGTTTACACTGCACTATCTCGGTCATAGGTTACCCCTGCCTTTCGTAACATGCTTTGTAATTCTGTTAGTGTCAGACTAGCAATCTCATTACGGTTTATATCGCGACTAGTAGTTAAATGGTCAATCAGTTCTTCTCTTTTGGCATCAATGGCCGATCTCAGCAATCCATGCTGATTCATGTCATCACTCCTTGTTCTTTTCGTTTCTTGCGTTCTTCTAGCAAATCTGTAAAGCTCTTTTCCGGTTGAGCCGTTTCGTTTGATTTAGGCGTAGGAGGAGCTTGTCCGTTCTGTTCTTCTTCCTCGTACCATTTAGGCATTTTGTCTCTCCTAACATCTTTCCTTCTCCAATGATTACTCTTAGGATGGACAACGTTACTCTTTTTCTTTTCCGCTTTCTGTTTTTCATGACTCCTAATGGCGTGGATAGATTTCAAATTAAGCGACACCCAATCTTTTAAAATCGCTTCAGTGTACTTGAAAGACCGAGTGTTATTGCTCAGTGTTAATTTCATAGCCGCTATGACTATTTCATCATCAAGATCCTCACACCAAGCTGAAATGCTCTGTGACATGAATGGGTTTAAGACACCAAAGTTCTCTTGATAAAAACGATGCGCGTTATGCGCGTCTTCTTTATCATCATCTTTATAGTTCTTATCATTCTTTACATTCTTGTTTATGTCCGCGCTCTGTTTCCCTTGTGTTTCCCTCGTGTTACTAGAAACACCTTTTTGATTTTGAATACCTTCTCCTGTATGGCTTTCGCCTGTTTCTTTTGTGTTACCCCAAACACTACTTTTGTTATTATCTGAATTTTCTGTTTGTTGGTATTTATCCCAACTTAAAATGGTAACAAGTGTATATTTTTTACCGTTCTCTCCATTGTCAATTTGAATCATTTGTTGATTAACTAACCAATCCAATACATTCTTTACACTCTTTGGATTAGGTTCATCCCACTTGGTGTTTTCATACCAACCCACAGCTCTAGCAATAGCTCTTACAGACGTTAAATGTTGTCCTCTCTTAATCGTCATAAAGCTTCCGTCTCGCATTGGGATTTGTTGCTCCTGGTGATTGACCATGTATTTTAAATACTGCCAAATACGATGATAAAGAGGAGGCATTTGCCATATAGCGCTGTCAAGTTCCTGCCGATAATCCTTTATAAAGCCTTGCACTCGTACCTCCTCCCTTTCTCATTACAAATGAATAACCAACTGGTCTTCTTTCTCTCGATGAACCAAATGTATTTCTGTTCTAAGCGACTTCACCACTAACCACTCACTATGATTCAGCCCATTTTGCTCCATTAACAGCTTTTGACGCTTCGTAGGACGTTTTCCTTGTTTCATAACTTTGAATCCCTCCTTCCTCTCACAAATGGCTGTCATGCCTTCTATTCGGATCAGGGTGAGCTCAGGATGACTTTTTGCTAAGTATCCCAAGACATACTTTTTGAATAAGGCTGCACGATTCTCATAACCCTCAGTCATCCATTTATAGTCGTGAGGAATTGGTATTTTATGTTCCATCACAATCCCCCTCGCTCTCTAAAACGGCAAGTCATCATCTGATATATCAATTGGTTGGCTTTCATTGGCAAATGAATCTGCAGGAGCTTGTCCACCCTCTGAACGACGCGTCTCCAAAAACTGCACACTTTCGGCCACAACTTCTGTAACAAAAACTTTACGTCCTTCGTTGTTATCATAGCTTCGGGTTTGTATGCGGCCGTCAACTCCTGCTAAACTACCTTTTTTCAAGTAGTTTGCTACATTTTCAGCGATCTTTTGCCAAACGACACAGTTAATGAAATCTGCATCTCGTTCCCCTTGCTGATTCGTGAACGTACGATTTACAGCAAGCGTGAAGTTTGCAACAGCAACTCCATTGGGCGTGTACCTCAGTTCAGGATCACGCGTTAAACGTCCAACTAACACGACTCGGTTAAGCATTAGGTTCATCATCTCCTACATATTCATCAGCTTTCCCCTCTAAATATTCGACCATTTTCTTCATGTCACTAAGGCTCCAATTCTTTGGGTTACCATCAATTTCTAAATCAAATAAAGCAATTGACTCCATTTGCTCTTTTCCTAGTCCGAGTTTCGAACTTAACTCTTTCACACGAATAGATAACTTTTTCCATTCATCATCAATTTCTAATGCCTTATTCTTATTTCCATGATTAGACTCCAAGCGCTTAATGTTCGGATCATCATATTCGATTACCTCACGCATTGGCATTTCTTCTTGTGTGACTAAACCACTAATATTAAACTGCCTTTTTAGCACAATAACCTCTGCAACCTTACGGATCATAGAACTTGGGTAGTTATCCCACACAGGATTTCTACCTGCAGCATTCTTATATTCTTGAAAATCGACTACAATGATGGCAGGCTCTCTTCCTTTTCTTTTACACACAGCCCAAGCACCTGTTATTTGACCTCTATCAGCACCAAACTCATGCTGAATCTCTTTGGTCATTGGGTTAAAGTGAAACTTATCTTTTGATCTGATTTCAAAACTGTTTAACTCTTCAAAGTCCTCGTCGCTCTGCGCTACCTTTACATAACCATCACGACTTGTCATGATGATTGGATCTACACCCTCATAATCAATTTCTCCACTAGGAAGTCGTTTATAATCCCAATTCCCTTGAGCGTCTTTTACTTTTTTGGGTCTCTTCACAAACCAAATTTCTTTTGCAAAAGGATCTAATTGATACCGTTCTGCCAGATGCATAAACATTTCTAATTCATCATCGGTAGCACCCTTCGCTACAGTATTCTTTATGACTTTGATTTTTTCCGATGAAAAATGAAGCAATGAACCAGTGGTAGTGGCAAGCTCATCACTATTTTGATCTGGTACTAAATCTGTAACTTTTTCCTCGCTCATTCATAGAACCTCCTTGATTTTTATTGGAGGATTACCTATACTTTAGTTACGAGTTATTGTATAAGTAATCCAAGGATCATCAGACGGCATTCTGGTGATCTTTTTTTGTTCTTGAAACCCTAAAGTACTCAAATACTTCGTTCCAATCCTTAAACGTGTAATAACACCCAAACCCATGACCATCATCCACACGAACGTTGTGTCCACCTGGTAGATCAATAGAGTCATAATGCATCAACTCACCGTTGATATATTCTGGATGCAAATCTTCAACATTTAATCGCCTACTTCTGACAGTACCGAAATACTCTGCTTTACGACCAATAGGCAGTTCAAACTCTGAAATAGCACCTTCATTGTGCTCCCTATACATGAGTGGTTTAATCAGTTCTAACTGATCACCTGGTTGTAACTGCGACATCATGCATCCTCCTTTCGATAAACTACTAACACTTGGCCAATGCCACTTAACTTAAAATCTAATACTTCCACGTCACCATGATCTTCTAGCCACTTGTTCATTTGATCAGCATTCAAACACGTTTTAACAGCTAAATTCCCTGCTACTTCTTCCACTACATACGCCTCCTATTCTTTTATCAAAGATCAAATACTTGGTGCCAGCTGCACCGAGGGAGCCACGACGTTGAGAGATAGGAGGATCAATAAGCAACGTCTTTTGGGATGGACATGGATCGTCATGGCTCCCTCGGCAAAGCCAACAATTGATGCTTGCCGAATCAACATATAGTTGATAAACTATTTACATAAGTTAATTTTCAAATTTATGAAGCGTGAACTGTGCCAGCAGTTTGCGCTTCTTCTATTTCAATTGATGGACCATACTTCTTTTGGAACTGAAGACGTCTAGTTGCAATCGTGCAAGCTAAGTTGTACATATGCTTTCTCTCCGTACTCTTTTTGTCCATACCATAATGAGCGCGTAACATCATTGCTTTATTCATTAGTGCGTGAGTCATGATCTTCATTTCCATTCCATCTAGCTCTGCCTGAGTGCGATATGTAATCACTTTATTAAGTGCAATATCAATCAATCGTTTATACGATTCTTCCTTGCCTTTCTTGCTAAATTTCAACGTATCGATCACCATCTGTATTTCTGCTCGCTTAAATCCTTCTAACGCTTTTAGTTTCAAAATTCTTCGCCTCCAATTTTTAAAATAGAATTAAGCTAATCCAACCTACTAACGATAAACTTGATAACAATTGCATGAGTGCTGCAATGTCGACACCGCATATAACAGCTGCTGCTATCTCTGGTGCATTCGTTACCTGAAACCACCTGATCAAATCGGATGCTTTCAATTCAAGCTTGTCGTTTTCTAATCTTGAGACTGCGCTGCGAGACAAAAACATCTTTTCTGCTAATTCTTCTTGGCTTAATTCAGCGTTCAACCTCACTTTCTTGAGTATTGATCCAAACTGCATTTCCTTTCTCACCCCCTCGATGTGCAGATATTGCACATAACTTGCAAGGCATTAACAACAAAATGTCTAGGTAACTAGTAAAATTGAGTTAAGGCTAACCTGTCTCCTTGTTCTTCTTAGCTTTTTGTTTTTGTTCGTGGTCAGCAAGGATACGCTGAATTTTCTCTTGTGACATTCGAGGGATAGTGGTTCTCTCGAAGTACCACCTTATCCAATCACAAGTCTCTTGGCTTGGTTGAACAATGATTGGTTTGTTTCCTGGCATTAGTTAAATCACCTCCTATCGGGGTACTTAAACAACTTCTTATTGGTTTTTAGTTCCACCTTTTTCTAGTAAACTGGTTCTAGAAAGGGGGTGTTACATATGTCCTTAACAGATAAAGAAATTGCTTTGGAATTAACGAAGTCCTATATTGAGCATTTAAATGAAAGAATAAAAAGTAAATCTATTACTGGTTCTCATGCGAATGCAGAAAGTATTTCTAAAACATTTAAATACTTTTACTCAACTGTAGAAAATTGCGGCAAATCAGCTGAAAAAGAATAAGGCCCTAACTCAGAGTGAAGAAGGTTAACAACTTTGGCGAGTTCTTCTTCACTCCACCCTTTTGACTCAACAAAATCCATCAATTCATTAGATTTAATAAGAGTATCTTTTAAAGACATCAATCACACCTCCTTACTGGGGTTAGTTAGTTCTCTCTTGAGAAACAAACTTGGATAAGTTTACATGCATCTTAATTTCGAGCTCTGCGTATTTATTTGGCGCAGAGTTTGAGATTCGATAATTTACAATACCTTTCAAATCCAATCCATCTAGCGTCATTGTGTTGTTCTTGATTTCAAGGTTGTGTCGTGCTGACATTGGTCACACCTCCTTCCCGGGGTTAGATGGCTTGTTTCTTATTTCCTTTTTCTAGTAAACTGGTACTAGAAAGGGGGTGTTATATATGGCTTATAGAGAAGAAATAGCTGTTGAAATTCAAAAACTTGTTGAAAAAGCTCCTGCAGGTGTCAGCTCTCATCATTTAAAAGATTTCAAACAACAAGATGTAGTTGATACTGTGAATAGGCTGCACCTGAAATATCCTAAAGTCATTAGAGATACTTTTATTGATCACGCTAAGTACGCAACCATTGAAATCGAGAAGTAACACTTTCTTCCCTCTCGAACCGCCATTCGAGGGGGCACAATCCTTACTTTTCTGACTCGACCGTGTTCATTAAGTCGCTTATCTTCTTTAGATCAAGCATCAATGCTGTTTCTCTAGTGATAACTGAAGGTGCATACTCTACAAAGATTTCTGGTTTGCGTTGTGGGGATAGTCGTATCTCAATCGTTCCAATCCCCTTTTCTACCTGAAAACCATTGAGTTGACAAACACCTTCGCTACAAATCATCTCGCCGTCTAACTGAACAAGGATTTCTTTTACGAGATACGGATTTAACTTTTGTTTGATTATCATCAATCACACCTCCTTCCCGGGGTTAGATGGCTTGTTTTGTATCATCTTTATTATTGATAAGTTTTTTATCATAATTACTAAAAAAAAGATCCGGAAACAAAGATTTCATATCGACGCCAAAAAAATTCTCATATTTAACAAGAGTTTCTCTTCCTGGATTAACAACACCCTTTTCTAATTTTCGTACATAGATAGTTGAAATTCCTAGTTTTTCGGCAAGCTGTTGTTGAGTTAAATTTTTCTCTTTTCTCAGTTGAAGTATTTCTTTTCTTTCCATTTGCATCACCTCGTTTCTTGATAAGTTTTTTATCACTGAACTAAATATACATGATAAGTTTTTTATCGTCAATAGTTTTTTTGAAAATAATTTTATCAATGATAAAAATTTTATCGCATATAGTCTATAATGGGAGGTGATTAGAGGTGCTATTAATGGAAAATAAAAATGAAATTTTCGGTAAAAGGTTAAAGAAATTAAGAGAACGAACTGGAACAAATCAAGAGACGGTAGGAAAAGCTATTGGCATTTCTCGTGCTCGATACTCTCACTATGAAAACAATCATGTAGAACCTGACATAGAATTGATAAGAAAATTAGCGGATCATTTCAAAGTCAGTACTGATTATTTGTTAGGGCGAACAAATGATATTACTAGTCCAGACAACGAGCTCGAAAAAATTAAAAATAAAATAGCAACCGAATTTCCTGACATTGACCTAATGTTTAACGATTTAGAATCAATGACAGCCGAGGATCTGAAAGAAGTGTATGAGTATATTAAATTTAAGAAGAGCCAAAAAGATAACAAAGAATAAAGGGGAGACCAATTTTGAACAAAGTTAGCTTATTTTTCATTCTAGTAATTTCATTAATAGTAACTGGATGTTCAAATAATGAACCAACACAACTTTCTTATGAAGAAATTGAAGGTATGCCATTAGATGAGCAAATTAACTCTATTATTGAAAATACCGAACTAATAGAAGATAAATATGAATTAATAATTGATGGTAGCTCTGTTGCCATTGTTTACCCTGCTGAATATATATCTGATGACAGGTTAGCGCTTGACGACAGTAAAGAAAGTTTTCCTAATTTAGCAATGACGCTTGTTGAACATTTAAAAGTTTTAGAAATGGATGAATTAGTAATCACATCTTATGAGCCATCCACTGAATTGACAAAAGTTTCTGCATTATTTCTCAAAGAAAGTATAGAAGAAATTGACTTTGAAGAGTGGGAAGAAGAAAAAAGTAAATTTCCACAAAGGTTTTATAGATATTCTGATGCCTTTTTAATTAGAGGGAATGTATGGGATAAATTAGATGATGAAACTCAGGAGAAAATCGGGCGACAGTCAAAAAGTTATGACAGTCAGTTTTGGGATTATTATGGTAGTTATATTGAATAAATAAAATACAGACAATACTTGCGCTAGCACACAAGAAGAATATAAAACTAAAAAGAAAGAATTGCTAGGGTTATAAAGGTGTACTAGATACACTTTTATATTTTTTGAAACTAAACCGAACACACGTTTCTGTATTTGGGGGTCTTGCTGTTGAACACGCACATTGAAGATTATATTTATGAACTATATAAAACGATCGGAGTTAAACATCCTAGCGATTTAGACATGATGTATATAGCAAAAAAGCTAGGTGTTGATATTTTTTATAAACGTAGAGCATACCGTCTTGATAATGAAATTTTGTTGACCAAAGGCACTAAGATCGAAGAGTGGATGATGTTTGGCCATGAAGTTTGTCACTATTTACGACATAGCGGAATGCAATTAAATATGCACTACCTTTTCAGAGATCTCCAAGAATACCAAGCTGACTATTTCGCTTATCACTTTTGCGTGCCTACTTTTATGTTAGACGATCTGCCTGATATTTCAATTCATCTAATCATGAACACATTCAACGTGGATTATGATTTTGCACTGAGACGACTAGAAATGTATCAACACAAGCTTTATCAGACGACACCAAGAAAATCTTTGCAACCAGGTAAAGTTTATAACTCTACATTATCAATTTTAAAACAACTAAAACAGCAAGTCGGAGAAGAGAAATTGAGTTATGACATTAAGCGTTTATTACAATGATATCAAAACTGAGGAGCATGTGTATGAAAACTGCTGTATATGTACGTGTTAGCACAGAAGAACAAGTAAAAGAAGGCTATTCTATATCCGCTCAAAAAGAACGATTAGATGCCTATATTAAGTCTCAAGGTTGGGAACTTGTCAGTTATTATGTTGATGAAGGTGTTTCTGCAAAAGATACGAACAGACCAGAGTTACAACGGATGCTAAAGAACATTGAAGAAGGTTTTATTGATGTTGTCCTGGTTTATCGACTTGACCGTTTAACGCGATCTGTGTTGGATCTCTATCAACTTCTCGAATCCTTCGAAAAAAACGGTTGTCACTTTAAATCAGCAACCGAGGTTTACGATACGACTACAGCTATCGGTAGATTATTTATAACATTGGTAGCAGCATTGGCTCAATGGGAGCGAGAAAACCTAGGTGAACGTGTCCGAATGGGAATGACACAAAAAGTACGTGAAGGTGAATGGCATGGAAGCACCCCTCCATATGGATATCAATTAGACAACGGGTCACTTGTTATAAACCTGAAGAGTCTACTACAGTCCGAAATATATTCAAGTGGTACCTAGATGGATTAAGTGATAGGAAAATCGCCATTAAATTAAATGATATGGGTATTGATACTAAGAAAAACACAGGAGTTTGGCGAGAAAATCGTATTAGATACTTACTAACAAACCCAACTTATTGTGGCCACTTACGTTGGAACTATCGTGTAAATAAAGAACAATATTTTGAGGTTCAAAATGCGGTACCTTCAATCATCGATGAAGAAACATTCTTAAAAGCTAAAGAGATTCGTGAAGGTAGAGCCAGAGTTCATCCACGTCAAGCAACAAGCTCTCATGTCTTTAGTGGCTCTCTTCGTTGTGCTAGATGTGGAGCCTCAATGAAGGGACACAAGAAAACAAATGAAAAAGGTGTACATTATCGTTCATATCGTTGTATTAATCGCTACGAAAAAAAATGCGACATGCCAATGATATCCGAAAAGATACTTGAAAAAGTATTTGTTCAATTCTTCGAAGAAATAAAAATACAAAACACAGCTACTCCTAAAAAAAAGAAAAAAGAGGTATATAGAGTTAAGGAATTGACCAACGAATTAGAACGTATCAAAAACCGGCGAAAAAAATGGCAATATGCTTGGGCAAATGAATTAATGACAGACGCAGAATATATGAGTAGAATTAATGAGGAGAATCAAATGGAAGATGAAATCACCTTAGAAATAAATCAATTAACTGCGTCTTCCTCAAATAGTCTAGATTCAGACAAAATTAACATTATTAGTACTTATATTCAGGATAATTGGGAAGAAATGAGTACGATTGAAAAGAAAACATTTATTCAAAATACGGTTGATCGAATCGTTATTGAGAAAGTAGAAGCTAAAAAATTGATTGACCGTGTTGAAATTAAAGAGCTTAAATTTAGATAGCGGAAAGGTGTTCAATATGCAAGATGTCATTGTTATTGGTGGAGGTCCATCTGGACTAATGGCTTCAATTGGAGCTGCAAGCCACGGAGCAAAGGTTCTTTTATTAGATAAAGGAGATCGTCTAGGTCGTAAACTAGCGATCTCCGGAGGAGGTCGTTGTAATGTTACAAACCGTAGTCCAATTGATGTTTTAATTGCAAACATCCCAGGTAATGGTCGGTTTATGCACAGTCCTTTTTCTGTTTTCAACAATGAAGACATCATAGCTTTTTTTGAAGGGCTTGGCATTTCGTTAAAGGAAGAAGATCGCGGGCGTATGTTTCCTGTTACTGACAAAGCAAAAACAGTTGTTGAAACATTACTCCGGAAAGTAAAAGAACTTGGAGTAGAAATAAGAGTAAATACACCTGTTAAAGATTTAATATTTAAGGAAAATCAAGTTGATTCCGTACTCCTTGAAAATGGGGAACAACTACAAGCTAAAAAAGTGATAGTTGCAGTCGGAGGGATGTCTATTAGTCATACTGGG